GGTCTTGTTGCTTTAGATCCTTTAAAAAATACAGATGATATTAAATTTGCTTTACTTGCTGGTTTTACCTTAGGATCACCTGCAGGTTGGCTTGGTAGAGTTAATGCACCAGTTAATAAAGTTCCATCTGAAATTGTTACTGCCTATAAAAAATTAGATCATGCTGCAGAAAAAACAAAACAAAATTTAGAGTTTGAAGAAACACAGCAGTTTGCTAAAGAAAATAATTTTACATTAAATGATGATTATATCAAAAATAAAAGAATGAAATTAAGTAAAGAAAACAATGTAATGAATTATAAAGTAATAGATGATCCAAGAAATATTCCAGAAGAAGGAACATATTGGGAAGAGTTTTATAAAAAAACATTTTTTAGATTTGATCTTGCTGGACAACTTAATAGATCACCTAATCCTATAGTTAAAAGATTTAGAGAAACATTTGTTTCTGATCCAGTTGTTGGAAATCCTAGAGGAGATACAGCAGTAGAATGGAAACAAAGAACATCTTATCAAACTATGTATCCTTACATGAATTATCATGATGTTGCTTTAAGATCTTTTAAAGAATTAAATAAAGATGTTTCTTTTAAAAATACATTAGAAATAGAAGAAAAGTTTAATTCTTTATTATCAGATTTAAAAGAATTTCCAGAAAAATATCAATTTTCAAATGAAGTAACTCAAGAAATGAAAACTCTCGTTAAATATGCTGATGATGCTTTTAATAATACTTTAGACATTACAGCTCAAACAGGAAGAGAAGGTTGGGAAGAAGTTGCTCGTACAAGAAAACCTAACTATGTTCCTCATGTTCATTCATCTACAAAATTAAATCAAGCAGTAAATTCTTATGGAGAAAAACAAGTTAAAGAAGTTTATGCAAATGCTTTAAAAGCAATGAAAGGAGATCTTGGTGATAAGACTTTTAACAAACTTATCGACAGTATGTATACAAAAATATTATCTCCTAAATTTCATGGTCAAGAAGCTGATCTTGCAAAAGTATTTCAAGGTACAAGTCCAAAAGCAATAAGAGAATTTTTAGAAGAATTAGATCTTACAGAAAATCAAATAGAAGCTATTATGAATAAAATTCAAAAAGGTTCTGGTAATACTTTAGATAGAAATGCAAATAGAAGATTACCTTTTGATTTGAATGCAAGAATAGATTTAAAAAATATACAAACAGGAAAAATAGAATCGGTATCAGTAAAAGATTTTACAGATAGAAATTTGACACGATTACTTAGAATGTATAATGGTCAAGTGTTGGGAGCTGCAGCTATGGCTCGTTTTGGTAATTTTAAAACAAACAAAGAAGCAAGAGATTTTATTGAACAAATTAAATCAGATGCAAAAAATTTTCCTCAGTACGATAAACATTTAAGAGACATAGAAAATATAGAAGTTGTTATGGCTTCTATTAGTGGTAGACAATCTCCTTTAGAAAGAGGTGGTGATCCAAATGGTTTCATGAGAAGAATGGCAAGACTTGTACAAGATTACAATTTTTTAAGATTATTTGGTCAAGTTGGTTTTGCTCAAGGTGCTGAACTTTATGCTGGTGTTTCAGAAATAGGATTTAAAACTTTTTTAAAAGCTAATCCTGCTTTCTCAGATATTATGGATAAACTTAGAGCAGGTAAAATAAAATTTGATGATCCAGTGTTAGAAGAACTTAGATCACAAGGTATTCCTGTAGGTCTTGATAAATTCATGCACACACCTACTGGAAGATTTGATAATGAATTAGATATACCTTTAGGCACATCTGGAGGAACTTTGGATAATGTAGAATTATTATCTGGTAAAGCAAAAAGATTTGTTGCAGATGTATCGTTTTTAAATCCCATGACAATGTATACACAAATTATTGTTGGAAGAGGTATGGCTTTAAAAATATCTGATATTGTAAATGATTATGTAAAAAGATTTAATACTACAAAAATATATGACAAATTATCTAAAGGAGATCAAGTAAGATTTAAAAGTTTAGGTTGGAGAGAAGATGAGTTTAATAGAATAGCAAATCAAATAAAAAAACACTCAGTTTATAAAGATGGAAAGTATCAAAGTATTGGATTAGAAGATTGGAGTCCAGAAGCTAGAGCAAACTACAATGTTGGTATGCAAAGATTTATAGATAGGATTGTACAAAGAAATGACGTAGGTGTTTTAAATAGTTTTTTTAGCACAGATTATACAAGAATTATTAGTCAATTTAGAACTTTTACATTAGGATCTTATACAAAACAATTGATGAATAGATTGTATGTTTTATCTGAAACAAGAGGTAAAGACTTTCATACCTATTCTGCATTTATAGCTTCTATGGTAGGTGCTGCTCAATTCTATGCAGTACAAACTTATATTAATTCGTTTGGTAGAGACGATAGAAATAAATATTTAAAAGAAAGATTATCTACAGAAAATTTAGCAAAAGTTGGTTTCATGCGATCTTCTTGGTCATCATTAATTCCAGCTGCAGTAGACACAGCAATGATGCCATTTATGGAAAAACTACCATTTAGTTATGGTAGAAATACAGAACTTGCATCAAATTTTATCAATGGTATTCCAACATTTAATTTGATGAACACTGCTCTTGACACAAGTAGAAACTTAACTAAGTTGGCTTTTGATGGAGATTATCAACCTTCAAAAAGAGATGTACAGAAATTTACTTCTTTAATTGTGCTACAAAATGCTTTATTAATTAAAAATATTAACAATATGATTGTTGATGATTTAGGAGAATAATATATAGAGAACTAATATGACAATATCATCTACTACAGTAAAAAATTCATATTCTGGTGATGGGTCTACTACCCAATTCAATTATACATTTAAGATTTTTGCGGACTCTGATTTACAGGTTATTATAAGATCAGCGGCAGGAACTGAAACTGTCAAGACAATCACTACTCACTATACAGTAGCTGGTGCAGGAAATGCTAATGGTGGAAGTATAACTTTCACTGCAGGTAACATTCCTACTTCGACAGAAACAGTTGTGCTTAGAAGAGCAGTTCCGCAAACACAAGCGATTGATTATATCGCTAATGATCCATTCCCTGCGGAATCACACGAAGAGGGTTTGGATCGTGCTACAATGACAACTCAACAAATACAAGAAGAGTTAGATAGATCAATCAAGTTATCAAGAACAAACACAATGACATCTACAGAGTTTACTGTAGGTGCAACAGAAAGAGCTAATAAAATTTTAGCATTTGATAGTGCAGGAGAAATTTCAGTAACACAAGAATTAGGTACATATAAAGGTACAGATGCAACTGTAACTACAGAAGCATACGTTGTTAGAGATATAATTAAATCTACAACTGCAGCTCAACTAAACAATGTTTATATCTGTGTAGCAGACGCTGTTGTAGGAGATTTATTAACAGACACAGATCACTTTGAACTTTTGGTAGACGCTGTTAGTGCAGCAACGAGTGCAACCAACGCAGCTAGTTCTGCCAGTGCTGCAGCTACATCAGCTACTAACGCTGCTACATCTGCTACCAATGCTGCTACATCTGAATCGAATGCAAGTACAAGTGAAACTAACGCATCTACTTCTGAAACAAACGCTGCTAACAGTGCAACAGCAGCAGCTACTTCAGCAACTAATGCTAGTACGAGTGAAACCAATGCTGCAACATCCGCTACATCAGCTTCAACTTCTGCAACAACTGCAACTACTAAAGCTAGTGAGGCTAGTACATCTGCTACTAATGCAGCGACATCAGAAACTAATGCTTCTACTTCAGAGACAAACGCAGCAACATCTGCTACTACGGCTACAACAAAAGCATCTGAGGCATCAACAAGTGCTACTAATGCAGCAACTAGTGCTACTGCAGCACAAACTGCACAGACCGCTGCCGAAGCAGCTCAAACTGCAGCTGAGTTAGCAGCTGATAATTTTGATGATATATATCTTGGTGCAAAAGCTAGTGATCCAACACTTGATAATGATGGTGATGCTTTAAATGCAGGAGATTTATATTTTAATACAACAAGCAATGTACTTCGTGTATATACAGGATCTGCATGGCAAGATGCTGCCGTAGATACTACAGGGTTTGCATCAAATGGATTTGCTATTGCAATGGCGATAGCATTATAATAAAGGAGTAATATGGC